GCCTCGTTTACCCTTTGATGTGATAACCCGCGACCAGCATAAACTGCAATACCTCAAAAGAGGTAGTGCAGAATATCTGAATGTCGTTTTTGGTTGGTCACCTCTGGTGAGCGATGTACTGAGATTTTGTAGAGCAATTGTCTATTCAGACAGTATTCTACGTCAGTACCGACGTGATGCCGGAAAAACAATCCGGCGCAGTGCTAATAACCCTGTTGCTACGATTACTACTAATCTCGGTACCAGAAATGGTATCGCGATGCAGTATATGTCGTATGGCGGGGTTGGCAGTGGTTTCTACAACGACCTTTGGGCCGCTGGAGAATCCGATCGCCTTGGCGCTGAAACCATAACCGATACCATTACTGAGAAGTATTGGTTTTCCGGTGCATTTTCGTATCTTTTCGCTGGAAACGATAGTTTCCTGGAGAAGAGTGCGAGATATGCGCAACTTGCCAATAAAGTGCTTGGTGCACGTATTGACATTAAGGTGCTATGGGAGATTGCTCCATGGTCTTGGTTGGCCGACTGGTATGGTGATATGGGCGCCTTTATTGGCGTCAATAACTCCATAGCACAGGACAACCTTGTTGTTAAGTTCGGCTATTTAATGAGAGAATCTCATTATACGCGGAACTGGTCACACACTGGTCTTACGTTCGCATTAAGCGGACCGACCGGTCCTCTCGAAACTACTTACTTTCGTAAGAAGAAAGAGAGGGTACGTGCGACACCTTATGGATTTGGCATTAACCCTGATGTCTTTTCTGGACAGCAGTGGGCCATATTGGCTGCTCTTGGATTAACCAAGGGCAACCGTCGATTCTGGTGGGGTTGATCACCCTATATCAGAATCTATGTTATCCATCAGGATAGCATATCCAATTTAATAATAATTCAATTATCAATTGAATAGCACAGGAGAATAACATGTTTACTGACCCTCAATCCGTCACGATTTCTGGCACGGCGATTTCTCTTCCGAGAACTTCGTCGAGTCTCAACAGCGGTAGCCTTACAGCTAACGATGGTGCGACCAAGCTCGACATTGCACACACTTATGGAAAGCGTGTGCGTCGAACCATTGCCATTACCGTGAAGAAGTATGCTACGGATGCTGCGAATCCTTCGCAGAACATTCCTGTCAGCTCGACTATTCGTCTTAC